ATGGTTTGGAACATTGGCAGAAGATGGGATTTTCTAGTGGGTCTGTTGCTTTTGAGCCTAAGCGCACAACTGCTAACATGGTCTACAAATGGATCAAAGAAAACCACACAAGAAAATACTTCGAATGGTGGGAAGCAAAGAACTCACAAGGATTACCACTGAAACGTGACCACAAGAATCGTTCACTAAACTTTGCATATGGTAAGTTGAAGATTCCAAAAGAACTCATCCGTACAGAACACCAACGAGGCATTTACTTTTCTCCGTTGTACAATAACACCAACGAATTTCTCCGTAAAGAAATCGGTGATGCGGATTTAGTAAAGAGTTTCGATACGTCCGAAGAAGCATTGTCTAATATCTGGAAAACCAAATATGCTAAAGGTCGTATTCGTCAATTACAGAAACAAAATAAAGTCTCATATGAAAACCTATTCTATGATGACCTAATCTATTTGACTTGGGAAGAAACCAAGGCAAAGTATCTACCCCAAGTTGGTAGATAAACCAAGTATACCACAAACATACTTGACAAGTGACATACATAATAGTATGATCGTGATTCTCGCACTGCGAGGTTTTTTAAATTATTAGGAGTTATATTATGACAACTTTGTCCTCAAAACAACGCATCTTGAATGCACTCAAACAAACCAGTGGCTATAATACCTTTTCTGTAAAGGCAGCACAGAAACGTTTTGGTATCAAAAATGTTCCAGCTCGCATTGAAGAATTGCGTCAAGAAGGCCATTGCATCTACACTAACAGCCGTAAAGTCAACGGCAAGAAAGTTAGTTTCTATCGTTTAGGTACTCCAACTAAAGCGATGGTAAAAACTGCTTTGCAAGCTGGTCACACACTTACCGCTTAATTAACTTAACGTATTCCATTATTGACAATTCTACACGGTTTTGTCAATAATGGTTTACTTTTTCAGGAGTCCACATGGAAATTTCAATCAAAACAGAAGAACTACGTAAGTATAGTATCTTTGTTGCCACGCCGATGTATGGTGGCATGAATCACGGTCTATACATGAAAGCATGTTTGGACTTACAGGGTCTCTGTATGCAATACGGAATCCAAATTAAATTCTCATTCTTGTTTAATGAGTCACTGATTACTCGTGCTAGAAACTATCTTGTGGATGAGTTCTTGCACCGTTCAGAATGCACACACTTGTTGTTTATTGATTCTGACATCAACTTCAATCCACAAGATGTTATCGCAATGTTGGCTCTCGATAAAGAAGTTATCGGCGGTCCATATCCTAAGAAAGCTATCAAATGGCGTTCTGTTAAAAAAGCAATTGAAAAGAATCCTAGTCTCGATGCACAAACACTTGAAAAAGTTGCCGGCGACTTTGTATTCAATCCAGTTAAGGGCACATCACAATTCTCCGTGACTGAACCACTTGAAGTTTTGGAAATTGGTACAGGCTTTATGATGGTTAAACGTGAAGTTTTCCCTAAGTTTGAAGCCGCATATCCTCAGTTGAAGTACAAACCAGACCACGTTGGCCAAGCCAACTTTGATGGTACACGGTACATTCACGCCTATTTTGACACCACAATTGATCCAGAATCTGAGCGTTACTTGTCAGAAGATTATATGTTCTGTCAGTGGTGGCGTAAAATTGGTGGTCAAATTTATCTCTGCCCATGGATGCGTACAGCACACATTGGAACCTATCACTTCCAAGGTGACATGCCAGCAGTTGCAAATTACGTTGGAGAAATGTAATGCCTAAACTTGAAGACAATACTGATGATTTGGTAGTATCTTCACAAACCGCCACAACTGGCGGCCGCAAATTTGATGGTGGTAAGCTGGAGTATGGCTTACTGCCTCCTTTTGCTTTAGAAGAAACTGTCAAAGTATTAACCTTTGGTGCTCAAAAATATGAGCGTGATAATTGGCAAAAAGTACCAGATTCTAAGCGCCGTTATTTTGATGCAATGCAAAGACATCTTTGGGCATGGAAACAAGGCGAACAGGATGACCCCGAGTCTGGTATAAATCACTTGGCACACGCCATGTGTTGCTTGATGTTTCTTTACGAACATGATACAATCTATTCTAAAGAAACTTTACATAATGGAGAAACTAATGAAACTATCTAACGAAACACTATCAGTCCTTAAGAATTTTGCAGGCATCAATCAGAGCCTAGAATTCAAAAAAGGTAACAAACTAACAACCATTTCCTCAGGTAAGTCCGTTCTTGCACAGGCTACTCTGAAAGAAGAAATCCCACAAAACTTCTGTGTATATGACTTGAACCAGTTCTTATCTGTACACTCTATGTTCAAAGGTGATGTTGAATTGGATTTCGATGCATCCAACATCGTATTCAAGGGTGGTCGTAGTAAACTGAAGTATCGTATGGCTTCTAAAGACATGATTGTCACTCCACCAGAAAAAGAAATTAAACTTGGTGACGTTGATTGTAGTTTCACAATGTCTGATTTAGACTATGCTGAAATCACAAAGGCTACATCCGTATTGTCTTCTCCTAACATGACTGTCAAGTCTGATGGTGAGACTATCGAGTTGGTTGCTTCTGATGCTAAGGATGATTCACAACACACAAACTCTATTGTTGTTGGTGAGGGCAATGGTAAATCGTATAACATCGTTTTCAAGACTGACAACATCAAGATGGTTCAAGGTTCTTATGACGTTCAAATCTCTTTCAAAGGTTTTGCACACTTTAAAAACACTAAAGAAGACATTCAATATTGGGTGGCCTTTGAAGCTAAAGAAAGTACATTCTAATGACTCAAGTAACTACACTGTACGGAACTTTTGATGAGAAACAACTAAAATCTCTCAAGGGTTATATTGAAGAAATTGGTGTTTGCCTTGCTCGTAACAAGGCAACAACAGAATCGATGGCTGACATCGTTAATCTGGCATATGATGAATTGAATATTCCTAAAAAGATTATCAAACGCATGGCTAAAGTTCAATACAAACAGTCACTACAAACTGAAGTGGCTGAGTTTAAAGAATTTGAAGCATTGTTTGAAAGCATTCAGGAAGTAAAATGAATCCGCTCGGCCGTAGAAATTTTGCCAAAAGTCTAGGGCTTGCCGGTCTACTCGCAGTTGGTGTCGAAGGTTACAAACAAGCCAAAGAAAGGATTGTTTATAAACAAGATGAATTACCAACTGCGGAGTTAGAAAAACAACTTGAAACTAAACCTGTGTTGCAACTCCAAGCAATATATGGAGAAGAATTACCACCGCAACAAAGTAGTTATGGAAACTATTACTTTGTTGGTATAGGTCCAAATTACAAACCTGGAACAGAAAAACGTGTTACTGTGAATATGGCTCCAGGTCCTGATGGCAAACTTTACGTCAAAGAGAATGACATTTGGCGTAAAATCTGATACAATGTATTTTTATATTATGGAGTTTTTGAATGTCAGATCACATGTTGTGGGTGGAGAAGTATCGTCCTAAGAAAATTGAGGACTGTATTCTCCCCGATTCTTTGAAGGCAACCTTCCAAGAATTTGTTAATAGAAAAGAGATTCCCAATCTCTTATTGGCTGGCACTGCCGGTGTTGGTAAAACAACAGTTGCAAAGGCTCTCTGTGAAGAAGTCGGTTGTGACTATATCGTTATTAACGGCTCGGATGAAGGCCGTCAGATTGAAACTTTTCGAGTTAAGATTAAGAACTATGCATCGTCTGTGTCCTTGATGGGTGGGCGTAAAGTTATTATCATTGATGAAGCAGACTACATGAATGCTGAATCGGTGCAACCAGCATTGCGTGGAGCAATCGAGGAGTTCTCTAATAACTGTTCGTTCATCTTTACTTGTAACTTCAAGAATCGAATCATTGAACCAATTCACTCTCGTTGTACCGTCATCGACTTTAAATTGAATGGTTCTAAAGCCAAAATGGCTTCGGCGTTCTTCAAGCGTGTTGAGACTATTTTGTTAAAAGAAGAAGTGACTTATGATAAACAAGTTGTTGCAGAAATTATTACTAAACATTTCCCTGATAATCGCCGTATTCTTAACGAGCTTCAGCGGTATAGTGTTGGCGGCACAATTGACAAAGGTCTTCTTGCATCAGTTTCCGATGTGCAGTTAACAGACCTCATCAAGTCGTTAAAGACAAAAGACTTTGCTGGTGCACGTAAGTGGACTACAAATAACCTGGACAACGATCCTGCTCGTTTGTATCGTAAGATTTATGATAGTCTGTATGAACATCTGAAGTCTAATTCTGTTCCACAACTAGTTCTACACTTGGCTAAGTATCAGTATCAGTCCGCTTTTGTTCCAGATCATGAAATCAATATGATTGCTTGTCTGACTGAAATCATGGTTGATTGTGAGTTCAAGTAATGCCTGATCTTTTCAAGGAAGTTATTCCGTCTATTCTTCAAACAAAGAAGAATGTCTTCATGGATGAACGTGACTATAAAGACTACAAAGCATTTATGGTCAACCGTGCTTTGTCTTTCCACATGGACTGCGTTCTATATGCCAACGAGATGAATTTGCATCCTGGTCTTGATTCTGACATGCAATATCAGTATCTTCTAAATACTATCAGACCAATGAAACGTAAGTTTCAGCCTTGGCAACGCCAGGAGGTCTTAAAGGATTTAGAATGTGTTAAGCAGTTTTTTGGTTATTCTGATGAAAAGGCCAAAGAGGCTTTACGTATTCTTACTGATGATAATCTAGCTGAAATAAGAGCAAGAACAAATATAGGCGGAGTAAATAATGATAGGAATACAAGACCTAGTTGAGGTTACCCTAACGGAAGCAGATGATTTTTTAAAAGTGCGTGAAACTTTAACTAGGATTGGCGTAGCATCTAAAAAAGATAAAACACTTTTTCAATCGTGCCATATTCTACACAAGCAAGGTAAATATTACATTGTACACTTTAAAGAGTTGTTTGCACTGGATGGTAAGCCAACAGATTTAACTGAAAATGATTTATCTCGTAGAAATGCAATTGCTAAATTGTTACAAGATTGGGGCCTAATCAAGGTTGTGGTTGCTTCACAGATTGAAACACCTATACCGATCTTTATTTCTCAAGTTAAAATCATATCACACAAAGAGAAAAACGAGTGGCAATTAGTGCCGAAATACAATATCGGAGCTAAGAAAAAGATATAAATATAAGACAGGCCCACCTTAGGGCTGTTTGACGTTCACGGTAAAAGGCGTCCGGGCAATTGCACTGTCACCCGTTAGTTGACCCTGTATTAAGTAAGCAGGACTACGATACGCCTTCGGGGTATCAATTTTATTAACTCGCTTAATTAAGGAGCAAACTATGACATACATGAAAGATGTATTCGGCCGTGATCTTTTCAGTCAATTTATTGGCTATGAGGACACAATCAACACCTTGCGTAAAGCAACGGAACAAGCCACAAAAGCAATTGGCTACCCTCCATACAATATCAAACAAATCAAAGATAACAAATACGTTATCGAAATGGCTGTTGCTGGATTTTCTAAGTCCGATATTGAACTTACAATGGAAGGTAACAAGTTGACCATCAAAGGTTCAACCAAGGATAACGAGAATGAAACATTCTTGTACCAAGGTATTGCGAACCGTGCATTTGAACGTACATTCACACTCAACGACAAAGTTGAAATCAAGGACGCTCAGATGGTTAATGGTATGCTAAAAGTCTGGCTTGAAAACATCATCAAGACTCAAGATGCTATCAAGAAAATTGCCATCAAAGGTGACTCTGATGAATAATTGGTGGCCTGTCTCCGATGAGGAGTGGGAACGCCTCAACTATCCTGAAAAGTTTCAGGACAAGAAGTAAACAAAAAGGGGCCTTGACAGGTCCCTTTTTTTATGTTATGATTCGTTCTATGAAAACTACTATCAACAAACCAATCAAATTACGGAACCGTGTTAACCCCACGGAGTTCTATTGGACTTATTCGTCTTGGGAATCTAATTTTGTGGATGGTGTGGAGTTTCTGCCTGTTACAAAGTTTGATCCATCGGATAACCGTACAAAGCAATTATATTATGTTCGTAAAGACTCTTTGGAGAAAGTGAAAAATGTCTAAGAAATTGTACCTTGTGGAAACCATTTCGATGTTTCGTATGCGTTATGTTATTGAATGTGATGAAGAAGGTCATGCATTGGATGAAGTAACTGTGCACGCCACTGGTGGAGAATCTCTCAAAGAGTTTTCTCAACAACACCTGGATGAAGTTATTAGTTCAAGTCGTGAAATTTCAAGAATTGATTATCTTGATTTGTTCGATAAAGACAATGATTATCTGAGTAAATGGTCTGAAGAACAAAAAATGGATTACATCAATAAAATCGATTACAAAGACTAAATAAAATATATTTAGGAGATTATAATGGCCCTTACAGTAACAACTCAAATAACAAAACCCGAATCTGCAATTTTTTGGAGATATTCGGATACTGATGCCTATACAAGATATGTAAATATAATTTCAAATTATCCAGGCGTAATTAGTTTTACTGAAAGTGAGCCAACGAATACCTCAATTACTTCTGTTACAGTTTGTCAGGATGCAAATGTGTGGACTTCACTTTTGTCTGCATTAGCGGAAAATGACGATTGTAAAGCAAGAAAAACTTATAATACAACAAACGGAATTGAAGATACTTCAACATTAACTACATCTTAATAATTCCGGCGTTCGTATAATGGAAAATACAGCGGTCTTCTAAGCCGTGAATATGGGTTCGATTCCTTTACGCCGGACCAAACTTACGACCGTAGCATAGG